TCAGGTTGTCGTACACATTAATTGCTGAACCGAGGCGATGAGGCTTTCCTTCTTCTCGTTGGGCATCATCGTGATCAAGGCCACACGGGAATCCGCCGCAATGAATCTATTCTCGCCCATGGCTTCCAGCAGATACTGGCAATCGAGCATGACAGATACGGTCACCCTAGAAGATATACGTATCGCAATCACGTTGGCACAGAGAGACCGCTTGGTCGCGTTATTCCCGCAAAACGCGATCATGTAATCAGAGCAACACCGTATTGCTGCTGCTGAATTTGTTGTCCAGCCAGCCTCACCTTGGCATTCTGGTTGCTATGAGACGGCCGTGCGGCTGATACGACCGCACGCGGTGTAAGGCGATGTCCATGCACAGTTCCACCCGCTCCATGATTTCTCCCGCCATCGCAAGGGGTTTAAGGCCGCGTATGCACGACTGGCTCGGGGATCTAACCGTGATGCCCCCATGGCGCCGCCTACTGATCCCGCGCCGGGATGGTATGCTGATGCGCTCTGCCTCCAGCCGAATGCAGTGATCCGCGTCGCTTAATGGGGACTGGCTATGGCCGTTCCCTGGCAAGCAAGGACCTGCCGACCACATCGACCCGTTCGCTGGTGCGTGCCTATCAGGAGGAGGTGAGGCGCCAGGAAGTGCTGATCCGAAAGACCGAGATCGGCGAGCAACGGCTTTTGTTGCTGACGACCGCGCTGCGCCAATTGCTCGCGGACGAGCATTTTCGCACCCTGCTCCGGGCGGAGGGATTGGACGATCTGCCCAAGGTTCTGGCCAATCAGATTAGGCCTAGCCCATGACCTCCATCCATCTCGGTTTTGAGACCACAACGGTCACGTTGCCTCTGGAGTGGATTCTGCCCACCCGAATCGTCGCCAAGACTGTCCTCAAAACATCCAAGTACCGCAGCATCCTGGCCTCGGTACGCAAGGTCGGCGTTATCGAGCCGCTGGCGGTCTTTCCCGAGAAGGGGAGCGACGGTTCTCCCCATTATATTCTGTTGGACGGACATCTCCGTCTCCACGCCCTGAAGGAGATTGGGGCCACGTCAACAATCTGCCTGGTGTCCACCGACGACGAGGGGTTCACCTACAATCGGCGGGTCGCCAGAATGACGGCGGTCCAGGAGCACCGAATGATCCTCCGTGCCATCCAGAGGGGAGTCCCGGCCGAGGAGATTGCCGAGGGTATGGCGATGGACGTCAAGAGAATCCAGGAGCGCCAGCACATGCTGGACCGCATCGCACCGGAGGTGGCGGAGATGCTGAAGGATTGCATGGTCACACCGGCGATATTTCCGCTTCTGCGTAAAATGAAGCCGATGCGCCAGATCGAGGCGACAGAGATGATGATCCTGGCCAACCGGTTCACGGTGTCCTACGCCAAGGTGCTACTGGCGGCGACAAGACCGGAGTATCTGGTGGATTCGGACAAGCCCAAGAAGCTGGAGGGGGTATCAGCGGAAGACATCGCACGGATGGAACGGGAGATGGAGAGGCTGAGCCGGGATTACCGGGCGGTTGAAGGGAGCCTGGGCGACACCATGTTGGCTTTGGTTGTAACCAGGGGGTATGTCTCGAAGTTGTTTCGCAACGAGGCGATTTCTGATTTCCTGGATCGTCACCACCCCGAACTGGCATTCGAGATGCGCAGCATCATCGAAGCCGTCGGCGGTGACGCCCGGATGCTGGATCGATAAAGCAAGTTGATCAGGGGACCCGGACCCTTCAAGCGCGGGGACCACAGGGAGACGCCGTCGCGAGGGACGGATCAATCGTGGGGTGGGGACGGCAGCGACCCTGACCTGAGCCTACCACTGGCCTGCCTTATCGCAGGCCACAAACACGAAAAAAGCCGACCGGGGGGATTGCTCCCTCGGTCGGCTGAATCAGATAAATATGGTTGGCGGCTATCTACCGATGGGCGGTGCCTGGGCCAGCAGGGTGCGGGTTTGTTCGGAATCGGCCGATCCGCCGAACTCGAAATCGAAGGCGGTGGCGAATTTTCCCGCCAGCAAGGTGACGACGGAAATGATGCAGCCACCGACGGCGGTGTTGCCATCGACGTTGCCGAACACCATGAAGCCGATGCCGCCGACGATGCCGAGTCCGGCGGTGACCAGCAGGACGTTGGCGCGGGTGTTGCCGCGCCCGGCCTTGATGAAGTCGCTGTCCCTGGCACGGGCGTTCTGGCGGTCGGCCAGGGTGGCGGTCAGCGTGGTGATGGCCCCGGTCATCTGCTGCATACGTTCGGCATGGGCGAATCCTTGCGCCTGGGCGCGAAGCTGGAACACCAGATTGGGATCGGCCAGCATCTCGCGAGCCTTGTCGGGGTTGTCGGTACCGGTGATGGCGCGGACGGTGTCGGCCAGCTTGCCGACGGCCTTCTCGGCATCGTCACCGAACAGGCTGGCGATGTCGGGAGCGACATCCAACGCCACCTTGGCGAGACCGGCTACCGGATTGGCGGCGATGGCGGCGGCATCGCCGAGCAGATCAAGCAGATTCATGGGACACCTCCAGGGCGGTACAGGCGCGGGCGTAGTGGGCCTTGCGGTCTTTGAGTCCGGAGAGACCGCCGTTGATGCGCCGGGTGATGGTTTCGATGTTGCCGGCATCGGCTGGCCGGTTGAGGCCGTTTCGTTGCCAGAACCAGCCGGCGGAGCGGGCGGCGAGGCCGGGCTGCTCCAGCATCTCCGGGGCATGGACCAGCCCGAGCCTGAGCGCCTCGCCGCAAGCGGCATAATTGGCGCGGCCGGTGAGCTGGATCAGGCCGCGCCCGCGATAGCGCCAGCCGTCGCCGGAGTCCTCGTCGCCATTGCCCATGCGGTTGGCGTAAACCCGCGCGGCGATGCGCTCCGGCTGGCGGGCATAAGCCTCGGCCCCTTCTGCATCAAAATGGCGGGGGAAGACTCGCAGCAGGGCTTCGGCGGAGTAATTCAGGTTCTCGGCCAGGGCGCGGAACTGGCCGCTCTCGTGGGCGATCTGGGCCAGGAAGGCGGCCAGTCGTAGCGGCGTGTCGATGCCCCATTCGGCGCAGGCAGCGGCCAGCGGTGCCGCGAAACGGTCAAGATCGGTGGACCGCGCCCCGGTGAAGGTGGCACGCAAGACGTCTGTGGTCAGCATGGGATCAGTCCTTATCGGGGGGAGTGCAGCGGGCAACGAACCTGCTCAACGCCACTTCGAGGCCGCGCGGCCCCAGCCAGGCGCAGATGCCGACCACCGCATGGGTCTCCATCAGGCCGAGGGTGAAATGAGCGGCGACTCCGCCGCCCAGCACCGCCGAAAAGGCGGCGGTCGGGCATTCCCACAGCAGGTCGCGTGACCAGAACCGGCGCTGACCCAGGCGCACCAGCCGGTGGTGCCACAGGAAGCGGGCGAGCATGGCGGTGGGAATCAGCCCGGCCAGACCCGAGACCAGGGTCTTGACCTCGGGTGAAGGCTGCTGCTCGAGCATGGCGGAATCCTTATCAGTAGCGTGGCTCAATTGACGTGGACGCGGTCGTCTTCACAGATTCCCGAGATCTCGACCTGACGCGAGCGGGGCCGCAGCGAGCGGACCAGGACGCGCTGGGCCCAGGTGGTGCCGGGGCCGAGGGCGTAATAGGTGCGCTCGCGATCGCCGCCGGTGTCGGGGGCGAAGGGCAGCGGATCGAGGGCCCGGACCTGGAAGGGATCGCCGCCGGGGGAAGGTTCGATCTCCACCGGATCATCGAGCCGCCCGTCGCGACGGCGCAGCGCCATGAAGTGGGCGGCTCCCTCGCTCCAGCGCACCGGCTCCGACAGGGTGAGGAGTCCGGCGACCTCGTCCCAGTCCACCACCTCGCCGCCCAGGCCCCAGGCCGGCATGGGGTGAGAGACGGCCACCAATTCGCCATAGGACAGGATCATGCCGTCCAACTCGGTCTTCCAGGTGGGCAGACGGCGGCGATAGATGTTGCAGGCCACCAGGAAGCAGGCCTCGCGTCCGGCGTGGTCGCGGTTGGTGATCCCGAACATTTGGACACGGCCCGGCTTTTCCGGCGGGGCGTTGACCATCTCGGATGGGGTCAGCACCCGGATGGCGCCACCCCGCTGGGCGGCGGTGATTTCGGCGATCTTCCAGGTGATTTCATCGAAGAACTCCACCGTCACCGAATCGGCGGTGTCCTCGCCGGGCATGACGTATTCGATGGCGAAACTGCCCTTGACGATGTTGCGGCCGTTGAACAGGGCTGCCGGCAAGGTGCGGGGTTCGTCGCGGATATAGCGGACGATGCCGCCCTGCTGATAGGGGGCCGCCCGCCCTGTCCGCAGCACCTTGACCAAGGCCTCCCAGGCGGTGGTGGTGGTGTCGAACACCCCGCTGAAGCGGTCGCCACGGGCTTCCCAGACAAGGTGCAGTCGCCACAGCATGTCCAGATCCTGGCGGGTATCGGCCAGTTGGGCGCCGTTGGTCGCCCGCATGACATAGGCCGCCACCGGGGCGATGGCCTGGGTGGGAACCGGCTCGGACCAGCCGGTCTCCGGCGACCAGAGCGGCAGCTTGCGGGTGACGATGCCGTTGATCAGGCGGCTTGATCGCTGCGACAGATTGTCGGTCGCCCGCATCTTGATGGCCAGCAGGGTAACGTCGCCGTAATCGGGGGAACCGTCGAGATAGGACCGCATCTCGCCCCAACGAATCTCATGGGCGGTGCGGCCATCCTGGTCGCGGTCATTGGTGCGGCGAAGCCTGACCTCCCAGCGGGCCGAGACCAGCGGGTATTTATAGGACAGCCTGATCTGGGTGTTGGTGGCGGCGGTGTAGGTTTCGGTCGCCAGTAAGGTGAAGTCCCCCAGCGCCCCGCCGAGATCGTCGATCCGCCGCCCCCATACCTCCCAGGTCACCGTCTTAGGGTCGAGGGTGCCGGAATTGTTGGCGTAGTAGAGGCCGTTGGTGAACACCACGTCGATGCCGATGTGATGGGCGGTGGTGGCGGCGGGATTGGCGACGAAGGGGCCGACCCAGCCGGTCTCGCCATTGGTCAACTGGTTGGGGCCTTTCAGTTCCTGGCCCGCGACTTCCACCGCGGTGACCACCCAGGCATCCATCAGGGTGACGGCGGCACCGGGGGGAATGACCTGATATTGGACCTCCTCGAACGAGGCCAGCGGGGTGTCGTCGATCATCAGCGCATCGAGCCGGTATTGCCCCACTCCGATGCAGTGGAGCTGGAACAGGTATTGCTCCCCGGCCACGTATTCCTGATAGGGCGTGGCGGCGAGATCGAACACCACCTTGTGACGCCCGAAGATCTCGGGGATCGGCTGGCCCAGGCGGGCCTGATTACCCGAGGCGGTCAGGCTGTAGGTGGGGGACGGCGCCACCCCGCCACCGCCGCCCCAGTTGAGGGACGGCGTGGCGGGACTGGGGGCCGAGACCAGGGCGCCCACCGCCATCATGCCCACCGAGGCGATGGCCGCCGTCGAGATGGCGCCCACCGTGGCGATGCCGGCGGCGCTGGTGACGCCCAGGGAGGAGGCCAGCATCGGCCCGACATAGTACTGGCCCAGCACCATGGCCACGACCATCACCGCCACCATCAGCACGGTGGTCAGCGGGTTTTTGCCACCGCCGCCCCCACCACCGCCCAGCGGCTGAGCGACGAAGGCGACGATGTCGTCATGGTCGATGACGGTCCCGGCCCAATGGCGCCTCAGCAGCGGGCGGCCATTCCTCAGGCAGATGGTGGGGACCGGGAATTCGTCGATGCTGCGGCCATCCAGGAAGGCGCGGACGGTAACGGGCCGCTCCACCTCCACCACCTGCATGGAGCGCAGCGGATTGAAGGCATCCGCCACCAGGGTGACGCGCGCCCTCATGATGCGGTCCCCCGGTGACGGTAGATTCCGTCGATCCGCCAGCCATTGGCCGCCAGATCGCGCCGGGACTGGCACACCACCCCCGATCCGGCGGCACAGTGCAGGACCCTGCCGCCATCCACCTCCAGCCATACCCCGACATGGATGGGATAGCGGGCGGTGCGCATCATCACCCCGTCGCCCTCCCGATAGGCGGTCACCGGCTGCCAGTGAGATCGCTCGCCGTGATCGCGGAACAGCCGCGCCAGCACCAGCAGGTCGTCGGCATAGGGCACCATTGGGGTCTCGACCCCGAAATGGATCTTCTGGACGTGGCGGAAGAAGCTCCAGCAGTTCCAGGCATCCGGCCCCTGGCCGTGCTTCGACCACGGCTGGCCGATATAGGGCGTGGCCCAGTGGGCGGAAATCGCCTGGAATGGCTTGCTTACCACGGTGAGAACTCCGATATTCTTACTGGTAAGGAATTTGGAAAGGTCATTCCCGATGGAACTGGCGAGGATTACGTCGAAGGGGCAAATGACGATCCCCAAGCGGGTGCGCGAAGCCGCTCATCTGGCAGCCGGGGACACGGTCACCTTCGTGGTCGATGATGATCAGGTTCTGATCCGCAAGGTCGCGCCGGGCGGCGATGAGTACCTCCGCGCCATCCAGGGCACGCTCGGCGAGTGGAACAGCCCCGAGGACGAGGAGGCCTGGCGTGGGCTTTGAGCCGTTCGACGTGGTGGTGGTGCCGTTTCCCTTCACCGACAAGGTTGGAGCCAAGCGGCGTCCCGCCCTGGTGGTTTCGACCTCAGCCTTCAACGACCGGCATGATCAGGTCGTGCTTGCCATGATCACCACCGCCAAGCAAAGCGACTGGCCGAGCGATGTTCACATCCATGATTGGGACAAGGCCGGCCTGACCGCGCCCTGCCTAGTGCGGTTCAAGCTGTTCACCCTGGATCGGGATCTGATTCTGAGAAGGACGGGAACCTTGGCCGACAAGGACCGGGCTGCGGTAGGGGCGGCCCTGTCCGACTGTCTGGCGACCGGCTAACCGCCCAGCCCCGGAAAGCAGCGCTGGGTATAGGTGCGCCAGGGGAAGGCCTTGTTGCCGATCTGGGACATCTGGGCGCGGGCGGTGATCTGGGTGGCGGTGCAGTTGACGTGGACCAGGGTCATGGTCAGGGGCGGGTCCATCTGGGGACCGTCGAGATCGATGTCGAGATAGGGACGGTAGGTGACCTCGATGCGGACCAGGGAGGTGGCGGCGGCCTCCAGCGGCTCCATCAGTTCGCGGCCGACATTGTCCATGGTGACGGTGAGTTCGGGCACCGGGGCGGAACTGACCTCGGGCAGTTGGAAATCGAAGGCCAGCGCAATGAAGGCCACCATCTGGCCGGCATTGACCGGGGCATCGGATTCAAGGCGGGCCACCAGCCCGACCCGGCTGCGAGCCTCCTCCGTCATGGAATCCAGCACGGCCGCCACCTCGGCTCCGCCGCGTTCGCGCCAGGTGACCTCATCCTCGTAGTTGCGCACCACCCGGACGGCGGTCGGATTGCCGTGGTCATCCATGAAGGCGGGATGGCGCAGTTCCATGGTGTGGAGCGGAATGGCGTTGGAGGGGCACGAGGCATAGGCCTCGCGGATCGCCTCTTCGAGAGCGGGATCGGGCATGATTACCGGAGAGGCTCGATGTCGGTGATGGCCATGCCGGTCAGATGGGCCATGGCGCCCGACAGGATCGCCGCGTGGAAGGTAAAGCTGTTGCGGCAGGTGGCGTCCCAATCGTCACCCTCGGCATACATGCAGGCCCCCTGGCACAGGTGGACCACCGGGCATTCCATGCATCCGGGCCGGTGGCTGAAATGCGTGGCGGTGTCGAGACGAACATTGTCCATGGCGGAGACGTGGCCGATCCGCATTTCCGGCTCCGGGGTGTTCTGGCAGGTCAGCACGTTACCCTTCAAATCCACCGCGATCTGATGATGCCGGTCCATGCCGCACCTTTGGCCCACCGAGGACAACGGTCGCCGACTGGCCAGCGACAGGCGGAAATCCCGGACCTTCTGGGCGATGGTGATGTTGCGCAAAGCTTCGCCGCTGATCATCTCGTCCAGCAGCGACAGGCGGATGGCCTCGTGGTCCAAATCCGTCAAGGGAGAGGTCTGGCCACCATCGACCTGCACCAGTCCCTCGGTCGAGAGGGCAATCTCCTCCACGCCCAGGGCCTCTTCCAGGTGACGGCGGATGCCCCCCAGGCGGTGATTCCCCGGCGTCAGGACGCAGTTGAAATTGACGTGCTGGGGATGCTCGGCCACCAGCCAGCGGATGGCTTCCAGCGCCGTCGGTATTTCCAGCGGATCGCGGCCGCGCACAACCTTCTGCCCCGGTCCATCATGGGAGATGGCCAGATGCAGCCCCATCTGCCGCGCCCAGCGGGCGATCTCCAGGGTCAGCAAGGTGCCGTTGGTGATGACCAGCATGTTGGCCTTGGGGTGGCGGGCCCGCAGCCCGGTCACCAGCGCCCGCAGCTTGCCCCAGTGCAGCAACGGCTCGCCGCCCCAGATCTCGATGCGCAGGTTTTCATCCCTGTCCGGCCGCCACCAGGTGTCAAGCCCGGCCAGGAACGCCTCGGCGTCGATTGTGCTGGTCTTCTCCTCCCGGTGCGTCACCTGGAGGCAATAGGAGCAGGCCATGTTGCAGGCCAAGCCCATCTGGATCTTGAGGCGCTTGAACGGACCAGCCTTGTACCCGGGCGTGGCCGGAGAGACCAGAACGGACGGAGGTACGGCACAATCCGTCTCGACCTCGGCGAAGGGCTGGCCATCAATGGTGAGGCCCGACGTCGCGGTGTCGTAGATGGCCGTCTTCGACGCGCCGTCCGGCCCCATCAGATGCAGGCGGAAAAGCATGGCGGCCTCTCGGTAATAGAAACAAGGGAGGCTTGGAGGCTCGCCTCCAACCGGGGACCGGGGCGGGAGCCCCGCGTGGGATCAGAAATCGAAGCTAGTGACGCCCAGATGGCGGATGCGTCGGCCCTCGATCCGCAGCAGGTCTGCCCCGGTCAGCGCGTAGAGCAGCGTCGCCAGATAGACCAGGCCGTGGGAGAAGTTGTTGTCGCAGGAGAAGGAGCGCTCCCGGCCCTCCATCATCATGCAGGCCCCGCCGCAGCTGAGCAGCGCCGGGCAGGAGTTGCATTCCGGCCGGTTGTGCCACGAGATGCTGTGGGTCAGCCGGATGGCGGCGAAGTCATGGACGCTGCCGATCCTGTGGGTGGCCGGGCTGGTGTTGTGGCAGACGATGACATCGCCGCTGAGCGTCACTGCCAGATGCTCGGGGTTGTCCATGTTGCAGCCCTGACCACGGGCGCGGGCGGGCACCGATTTGGCGAACTGGTAGAGCAGATGGCGGAGCGGCGCTGCCACGATGGCATTGGCGAAGACGTAAGGGGTGCGGAACTCCCTGGCCAGATTGTGGCGCATCGTCGTGTATTCCTTAGGATTGCCGGGAACCAGATGCAGCCGGGAATCCTTCGTGGGCGGGTATTTCAACCCGCTGCTGGAGACCTGGATATCGGTCGTGCCCAGCCGGTCGAAAAAGTAGTGCAACAGGGCGATGGGGCTGTGGTGGGGCAGCGACATCACCGCATGGAACTTGGCAAAGGTGCCGAGCCGGGCGAACAGGGAGCGGATGGCGGCCAGCGTCTCCGGATCATCCAGCGGGTCTTTCCCCCGCAGATGCTGTCCGGGGCCGTCGTGCGAGACGGTCACCGAGATGTTTCTGAGACCGGCCAGCCAATCCACCTTCTCCATGTCCAGCAGTGAGCCGTTGGTGGTCAGCCGCAGCTTGACCTCCGGCCACCGGCAGCGCAGCCCCTCCACCAGGGTTTTAAGCTTGTGCCAGTAGAGCAGCGGTTCCCCGCCCCACAGCTCGACCACGACGGGCGCACCAGAGATCCACTCATCCAGCCCGTTGAGGAACGCCGCGACGTCGGAGGACTTCTCGTCATGCCCTGGCCGCGCCCGATCCTGGACGCAATAGGCGCAGGAGAAGTTGCAGGCCAGCCCAAGCTGGATGCGCAGCACCTTGACGGACCTGGATTTCGGCTCGGCCCGGTCCCTGGTGGTGACGGGGGCGTCGCGCAGCGTCTTCCCTTCATTGTCGTAGACCACGCCCAGGGGCGAGATGTCGATCAGCCGCCCGGCCTCGTCGGTGAGACGGCTGGTGGAGGTGTCCAGGACGAGGCGGAAGGCGGAGCCGTCCGATCGGCGCATGATCAGCGTGAACATCACACCTCCCCGACCGGAAGGGTGATGTCGCCCAGGCCGGTGTAGAATCGGAACCCGGCCTTGACCCGCACGGTGTCACCCGCGCCCAGGCCGAGGGCACCGACCCTGAACTGGGCCATGCCGTTGACCAGATTGACCCGGCGCTTGGGCAGATAGCCGTTGATCTCCTCCAGGAACACCGTGCTGGACACGGAGTCCCGAATGCTGCCATCCGCATTGGTGGCCACCACCTGGATAAGGGCATAGCCCTCGGGCGTGATCCCGGCGGGGCCGGACAGCTTCAGCCCCGGCATCACCGAGGCCCTGACCGCGTCCACACCCTTGGCCATCGCATCCAAATTGGCAATCAGCGGATAGTCCGACCCGATGAAGGCATGCAGGGCGCAATCGGTGAAGGCGCATCCCTTCTCCGGCACGTACAGGTGAAACGCGGTATGCACCCTGGTGCGCTGAAACTCATCCTGGCCCGACCGCTTCGACAGATAGGTGTCGATGAAGCGGTTATAGGGTGCCTGGATGCCCTCGAAATGCAGGGGGAACACCACGCAGGAATAGTCCTGGACCTCGTTTTTGGCCTGGAAATCAAGCCAGTCGAACCGGGTCTCGTCACCGATATGGATGGCCTTTCCCGCCAGAGCCGGGGAAAGGGCCGAGCCATCGACGGGAGCCATCCCCTCGGGGAATCGCAGCGGATCTTCCGAATAGACCTTCACCCCGAAGCCGGTGGCGGAGACCTCGATCACGAAGCCCGCCCCGAGTGTTCCGGTGACCGTGTAGCTGATGGACATGGCGTTTCCCCTGTTCAGCAGGAACAATCGCTGCACGCGCAGGTGCAGTACGAGCAGTAGGAGCAGTACCCGCCCGACAGCGTCAGAACACCGTTGGTCAGGTTGCCGCTGAGGCTTCCGCCCAGCGACAGCTGGCGGGCGAAGATATTGGCGAGATCGGTGCCGCTGGCGATCTTGAAGCCGGTGGATACGGTGGAGCTTCCCGATGTGGTGAAGCCCGGTGCCGTCAACGCCCCGGTCATGGTGTCGCCGGTCTTGGCCACCCGGCTGGAGACGTCCACCCCGGCCCGGATCGCGGCCACCGTGGTGGTGGCTGCGTCGGACAGCCCCAGCGTGGCGCGCTGGGCCGCCGTGTCGGCATCGTCGAGCAGGGCGCGGCCGGCGGCGGTCAGGTCGGTCAGGGCGGCAGTACCCGATCCGGTGAAATAGGGCAGTTTATCGGCGGCGCTGACCAGACCGGCCAGGGCGTCCAGCTCGGCATCATGGGCCTGGACCTGGGCGCCGATCACCAGGCCGAGATTGCTCCGGGCCGCCGCCTTGTCGGGCAAATCGGCGAGATTCTGGGCGGCCAGCATGTCGCCCGCCCCGATGCCATCAAGACCCTTGGCGGCCAGCACCTGCCAATGGGCCGCATCGGGCGGCGGCTGGTTGGTGTTCGGCGCGATGGCGACATAGGAGGAACCGCTTAAGGAGACTGCGTCGTGGACGGCATAGGCGGTGGCGGCCGACCATGGCCCTTTCCAGGTGACCTTGGCCACCTGGGCGGCATTGGCCGATGCGGCGGCGGCGACTTCGCTGGCCTGGGCATTGGCGGCGGACAAGGCGGCGGCCTCGGCATCGGCGGCGGTGTCGGCGACCGCCTGATCGATGGAGCCGATCCTGGCAGTGATATCGGCCTCGATGTCCGCCACCACTTTGGCTGCCGTCTTGACCGGGCCAGCCTCGGTCACCACGGTGCTGGCCGCTCCCGTGGCGGGGCCATTCGCCACGTCGTGCAGAATCTGCGCCGCCCCGCCGGCCTTGGCGGTGGCGGCGAGAAGATCGTCCTTGATGGTCATGGATCAGGCTCCGATCTGGTCGGGCAGGGTGGTATTGGCAAGGGTATCGAGGCCGGTGACCGCCCCGGACAGGTCGACCCAGGAAGAATCCAGCAGGATGTCCAACTCGGCCTCGGACAGAACCGGGCGGTCGCGGACCTCCAGTTCCACCGTCACCAGCCAGAAGCCGCCCGAGGACAACGGCGCCTCGTATTGTTTGGTGAAGCGAGCGACGTGGTCGATCACGCCGAGGCCGCTCCTGAGCGGAATCACGAACCACTCCGCCCCGGCCTTGCCCTTCCACTGATACCAGGCGTCGAATACCGCGTATTGGGCGTCGGTAAAGCGCCACTTCACCGGGATCTTGGTGGGAACTTGAGTGAACTCGCGGCGCTGGCGGGCCGGTCCCTGCTCCATGTCGGTGCGGACCACCCCGTCGGCGGGCTTGACCGCATAGGGCTCCGCCAGCGGCATGGGCAGGGTGGCGGGAAAGCGGATCATCATCGATAGGCCCCGTTGGCACGGTTGAGCCCGTATTGGCGCTCCAGCACCGGGGCGATGCCCTGGCCGCGGACGATGTCGCCGGAGATGGCGTCGGTGATCTGCTCGACGATGATGTCGATCGTCAGGCCGCCACCGGAATCGCGGCGCTGTGCCGTGCGGGCCTGGGTGCCCTGGGGCGTCTGGATATTGACAGAGACCGGCACACTGACCGTCACCGGGGCATCATCGCGGGAGCGCAGATTGAAGCGGTGGCGGGGATCGCCCCGCGTCAGCACCTCTTCACCCTGCTGGGCGATGATCGGCACCTCGCCGGGAACCAAGCCGCCCCGATGGAAGCGAGGCGCGCCGATGAACACCGCCGGATCGAACGACCGGGTTTCCAGGCGGTCGAGGCCGATCAGGCCGCCGGTATGGGCGATGGCGAAAGCGCCGGTATCGGCCACCGGCGCCGCGCCGCCGGAACTACCACCGGAGAACCAGCCGCCGAGGCCACTGATCAGGCTGCCGAAGAGTCCGCCACCGGCTCCCCCGAAGATGGGCGCCACCACCGACATGCGCCAGGCAGCCCGCAGAGCCTCCTCGGCCAGGCTATTGAACAGATCCTGCCCGGCCAGCTTGCCGGTCATGGCCCATTTGACGAAGGCATCCTCGCTGGCCCGCAAGGCCCCCGACATGGCACGTTCGGCACTGGCTGCGGCATTGCTGGCTTCGTCGGCATAGGCCCGCACCGCCCGGATGGCGCCGTCCTGCCAGTCGCGGCTGGCGGCCAGCTTGTCCTGCTCCAATTCCCGATAGCGGCGTGTGTAAGCCTCTTCCGACAAGGTGCCGCTGGCCCGCTGCTCGTTGAGCTTGGCCAGTTCCTCGGCGAAACGCTGCGTGGCGTCATAGGCCAGAGTGGTCTGGCGGGCCTCGTCCTTGACCGCCTCGGCATATTGCCGCGAGCGGGCCGCCCGGTACTCATCGAGTTTGGGATCGTCCTCGGCCAGCTTGTGGCCGCGGGCGAATTTGGCGACGTCATTGTCGATGGTGACGGTGCGAACGCGGTTGCGATCACTGCTGCGCACCGCCTCGGCCAACCGAACCTGGGCATCGATCTCGCGCTCCAGATCGGCGACGGTGCGGGCGGCCTCGCTGTTGGCGCGGGATTTCTGCACCTGGGCGTAGGAGGCCGCCAGTTCGCCATTGGCATCGGCCAGCCCCTTGGAGGCCTGTTCGGCCAGCCAGTTGGTGCGCTCCGCCAGGATGGTGTCGGCCACCGATCCCTTGGCGGCATCGGCCAGCCGGTCATTGGCGGCGGCTTCCTGCCCCATGGTGCGGATCAGGCCGTTTTTCTGCTCCAGCAGCTTGGCGGCATCGATGCGGCGCAGCGCCCGATCATACTCGGCCACCGCCGCGCCGTTATTCTTGAAGGCGAACTCCAGCACCTTGGCATCGCGGGCTGCGTCGATCTGGGCCTGTCCCCCGGTGCGGGCGGCTTCGGCCAGACGCTCCTGGCCACGAGCCTGGAGGTTCAGCCCCAGTACCTCGGCCTGGGCCTGGGCGGACATCTCTCCCGCCCCCTTGGCCTCGGCCTCGCGGGCCAGCAGATCCTTGATCTCCTGTTCCTTGGGCTGGGTGCGATAGACGCCGCCTTGCTGGAACAGCTCCTTCTCAATTTGGCGGAAGCCCTTGGCCGCCTCGTATTGGGCCTTGGTGCGGGAGAACTCGGCATTGCCGGCGGCGCGGGCCGCATTCAGCTTCTCCTGCCATTCCACCTCGAATTTGATGTCGGTCAGCTTTTCGAGATAGCTGGGCTCGCGCTGCTCGGCCCGGACCCGGTCGCGTTCCATCTTGGCCTGGGCTTCCATGCCCGCCCGCTTGCGGGTGATCTCGTCGAGATCGGCGGCTAATCCAAAGCGCTCGGCCAGCAGGCGGCGCAGTTCCTCGTTTTCCTCCCTGACCGCCTGGACCACCACGGAATGGGTACCGGCAGGCAGCGGCTTGTCGAGGGCCTGTTCGCCCCCCAGGGCAGCGATGCGGCGATCCAGATCGGCCAGCCGCGATTTGACCGTGGATTCGCTCGGCGTCAGCGATTCCAGCGTCGCCGCCCCGGCATTGGCGCCGCCCGACAGAACCTTGCGCAGCCATGGCGCGTTGGTAAAGCCCTGCCATGCATTGGACAGGCGCTGGAACGACCGCTCGGCGGTATCGGCGCTTTCCTTGGCGGCCTCGTCGAAGCCCCGCAGCGCCTTGATCAAGGTGTCGCGGAAGAAATCCGCCGTGACCTTGCCCTGGGTGACCATCTGGCGGAAGCCACCCGAGGGCAGAGCGGCGGCCCGGTCGAGAGCCTGGAGCAAGCCCGGCATGGGCTCGACGATCTGGTTGAGTTCCTCGGCGCGCAGAGTGCCCGACGACAGCCCCTGGGCCAGCCCGAACAGGGATTGCTCCAACTGCTCGGACGAGGCACCCAGGGCGATGGCGGTGGACTGAAACCCTTCCAGCAAGGCACGGCTTTCGCCGGTAGTGATGATCCCGGCCTTCTGCAGCGCCGCCAGCCGGGAATAGGCCCCGACCACCGTCTCCAGGGCGGTGCCGGTCTTCTGGGCCTGGGCATAGAGATAGCTGGTGGTTTCGGTGAGCGCTGCGGCGCCGACCAGACCCTTGAGGCGGGCCTCCAGGCTTTCCACCTTGATGGTGGATTCGACCATGGCCTTGCCGAAGAACCCGATGGCCGCGCCCGCCGCCAGCCCGGCCGGTCCCAGCGCCATCATCACCGAACCGATGGGGCCAAGCCGCGAGGCGAAGCCCGCCATGCCGCCCTGGATGTCCTGGCTGGCGGCATTCATGGCCAGCAGCGACTTCGACGCCGGTTGTGCAGCCGTCTCGATCCGCAGCAGGGCCTTCTGCCCGTCCTCGCCCAATTGCAGCAGGGCACGGCGCACGGTTTCGCCGTCCTGCAACGACAGGCGGATGGAGACGGATTTGGTGGCCATGGATCAGGTCTCTGTTTGAACCTTGGCGGAACCGGCCACCATTCCCCGCTCGGCGAAGGGCAGCAGCCGCGCCAGCAGAGGCCGGTCGTAACCCAGCGCCTGGGCCTGGATCAGCAGGGCCGGAAGGTCGAGACCGGTGATGCCGCCACGGGGGCCGATGCGGATGGCGCCGATGGAACCGGTCAGCAATTCCCAAGCTTGCCAACCGGATTCGGTCAGGGGGGCGTTGCGGTCATAGGGGCAGTCGCAGGGCCCAAAGCAGCCTCGGCAGTAGTCAGGCCCGCCGCTGAAGTGCCATTCGGCGCGGGCCTGGAGACGTTTCCCTCGGCGATGACCGCTTCATGGGTTTCGGTGTATTGGACGACGAACGACTCGGCCATGCGGGGAAGCTGCATCAGTTCGGCGATGGCGGAATCGGTGCTTTCGGCGGGCTGATCATCGGCATCCAACACGCCCTCCCATTTGGTGATGGCGGAGCGGGCCAGACCTTGGGCGAACAACATCTGTGACAGCCCGGCCAGGGCATCCTCGTCGGACAGATCGGGCAAGCCGGTGATGTCGGCCCCGGCGGCCTTCAGATCGGCATGTTCGGCAGCAATGGCTCGCGCCATGCGCCAGCCGCGCGACCGGGCGGCCTCGTACACCGCCGTGGTCAGGGGACGGACGAACACCCGCACGCCATGGGGCAGATCGAGCCAGTACGGCTCCTTCGGCAGAGAAAGTCGGATCATGATCAATACCCCGCCACGTCGTTGACCAGGGTGACGCGGAGCAGATACCCCGCCACCGGATCGCGGGCAGCCCGCCAGTCGTAGCTGGCCTGGATGCCGCCGGGGCCTTTGATCTCCTGCTTCTTCTTGGGGCAAAAGACACGGGGCAGATGGAAGGTCAGAGCAAAGGCCGAGCCGGGAATGGTGAAGCCGTATTCCATCTCCACCGGGCTTTCGGTGGCGATAGCGGCGGTCAGCGTGGTATCGGTGCCGAAGCGGATGTCCACCGAGCCTTCGGCGGTGGCCTCGGTCTCGTCCACACCGTCGATCAGGCCGTCGGCGCGGATGGTTTCCACCCGCTCCAGGTTGTTGGAGAAGGACAACTTGCCGCCCACCACGTTGGCCAGTTGGCCGCCGCCGACCCGGATGGTACCGCTGCCCTGGCTGAACCGCTTCAGGGCGAAGGCCGCCGGGGTGACGTCAATGGTGGTGGCCGCTTCGGTCTCGCCCTGGGCGATGACACCGATGCTGGCATTGGCGGCGCCGGAGCGGGCCATGTCGAAGGACAGCTTGTCGAGCTTGGCCCCGCCATGGCGGAAGAACTTCGGCACCGCCAGTTGGGCATGACCGATCTCGATGGCGAGGCTGGGCAGCGCGCCGCCCGAGGTGAAGACATGGTCGAAGGTTCCGTCACCGTTATCGACGGTAGCGGGCGCGCCGAACAAGCCCTTCAGCCAGAAGCCCAAAGCTCGCACATCCAGCGGCACGCCGACATCCCCCTCGTCTTTGATCGCCTCGTAATAGGGATCCTGGGCATCACGGCCCTGGCCCAGCAGCGGGTCGTAGCCGAGGGGACGCTCGGCGCCCAGGCTGGATTCCTTGAACGACAGCCGTACATAGCCGTCGGCCGGAAGCACGCCGTAGCTCGCCTCGGAGGCGGCCAGCAGGATGCAATCGGCGCCATAGGCCCGAGTCTTTGCCATGGGGGACTCCCATATATAAGGTGTGGCTCAGCCCAGCGGGTCGCTGGAGCCGTAATGGATGGTGACTGGGACGGTGGCGCCGCGCAGGGCGGCAGCACCGTCGATGGCGAGGCCGGAGGTCTTGGGTGCGTCCCAATCCAGCCATTCGGCCAGACCACCGAGGGAACGGTCAGTGGCCAGGGCATTCCCCACCGCCATCAGCAGTGCGTCCAATGCGGCGCTGTCGTCGTCCTGGCCGCGCTGGAGGATCACCTCGATCTCGGTCTGGTGTTCCCAGAGATAGGTGATGGGCGACAGCACCACCTCGGGATCGCCGGGATCGCCGTCGCGCAGGATGATCAATCCACCGGAGGGGACCGTTTCCGGCAACGGCGTTTCCCGTTTGACCGTAGCGCCGGGGATGGTTTGCAGCCGCGCCAGCAGGGCGGCTAGGATCTGTTCGCGGATGCTGGGCATGGGAAATCCTTGAAACGTGCGTCAGATGGACGTACATTAATGAGAGCCAGATACCGGAGCCGCTCTATGTCCAGAATCGCCCAGCGCCAGGAACGCATCAGCATCCGTCTCAGCCCGCAATCGAAGCGGAAGCTGGAACGGGCTGCCGCCTATTCTGACAAGACGCTCACCGATTTCATGGTCGATGTCGCCTTGCAGAAGGCGGACACCGTGGTGCGCGAACATGAGGTCATCACCCTGAATGCCGAGGAATGGGAGCGGTTTCAGGAGTTGCTGCTCAATCCGCCCGAGCCGAACGAGAAGCTGAAGGAAGCCTTCGCGTGGTACGGGCGGGTGACCGGCGGATGACGGGGTTTCGCCTTCCCCGCGTCGAACCGCTGGACATTCATCATGATCGATCCATCTTCTGCTGCGGCGAAGAAGCGCTTGATCAGTACATTCGCAGCCACGCCGGCCAGGATATCCGTCGCAACCTGACCAGCGTTTTTGTCGCCGTCGATGACCTTGGCGGACAGATCATCGGCTACTACACGTTAAGCGCTGCGAGTTTCAGTCGGGACGACTTGCCCGAGGAATTGGCCCGTAAACTGCCCCGCTATCCAATTCCGGCCGCCTTGATCGGACGTCTGGCGGTTGATCGCGGCTTTCATGGACAGCAGTACGGAAAGTTCCTGCTGCTCAACGCGTTCGAGCGGGTAATGCGGGCCAGCGATGCCATCGCCATTCATGCCATGGTCGTCGAGGCTAAGGACGACAAGGCAGCAGCGTTTTATGCAAAGTATGGCTTCGTCACCTTTTCTGGACAGCCCCGCCGATTATTCCTGCCGCTCGCCAGACTCAAGGTACGTTGTTAACTATCCCGCCAATTCCTGACGATCAGCTCCGGCAGCGCCGAAGCCCACCGCTCGGCGGCGGCGTTGACGTCCAGTCGCTTTCGCAACGAGACCTGCGGCACCAGGATGAACATCACCACACTGGTCATCCCACGCCCGGAGCGGAGCGCCGAGGCGCTGCCCTGGGCGAAACCGCCCCGTGCGGTCCCCCGACTTGATCGGGGGATGCGGGCCCGCATGTTCTCGGCCACCAGCAGTGAGGGCGCGCCCCGGCGATAGATGAATCGCAGGCGGCTGCCGTGCATCTGTTCCCACAGACCCGGCGTCATGCGCTTGCCTCGGGCGCCGGTGCCGGCGGCGGGTGTGGGGATGGCCAACCAGAAACCGTGCTTGGACTTGATCACCGCGCCCTGGTCGAAGGCGCGGATGATGGTGGGGGCCCTGGTGAAGACGAAGCCCGCCGCCTTGATGCTCTTTTGGCCCTTGGGATAAAGCTCGGCCCGCCAGGTATTGGCGAGGCGCTGGCCCATGCCCGCCTCGGTGACCTGGCGGCGAAGATCGGCCTTCAATCCGTCGGCGGCTTGGCGCATGGCGGCGGTGACGGCGTCCTCGGCAGCCTTGATTTCCTCGGCCATGATCTTGCGCAGATCGCCGGAAATAGCCGCCCCCAGTTTCATGCCGGTCTCGTGTCCAAGGTCCAGATCAGCTGCTCGGCATCCAGGCGGGGTTCGCCCTGGACGACGAAGTTGTCGCCGTCATGGTGGATGATGTCCCCCGCCTGGGGAGCCGGAACCTCCCTCCGCCGAATCTCGAACACCGCCGTCCCCGTGTGGACGGTGATGTCGGAGAACTCGATATCGCGGTCGGGCCGCCGTACCAGGGCACGCACGGGGCGGCCCTGATACGTCACCGTGACCGCCATGTTCGGATCGGCGAACAGGTCGTCGATGGCCTCGGCAAAGGCGGTCATGCTCAATTGCCCGAGAATAGGCGCACCGCCAGACGCGGGCGTTTGTTGACCGGCAGGATGGAGGCCTCGGTCTTGACGTCGATGGCGCTGCCGTCCTGGCGAGCAAGCTGGCGGGCGTACATGGGCACGCCCAGGGTGTTGACCGTCTCGATCAGATTGGCCGGAGCGCCATAGGTGACGAAGGTGTCCATGGTGCCCAGCGGGAAGGCGATGCCCTCGCCCGCCGGGATCAGGGTTTCGGTCTGGCCGGTGGAAAGGGTGACGGTGGCGCTGTATTCCTCGAATACCATGCCGGCAAAGGGGAAACGGCGGCGGACGTCTTCCCTGAGCGGCTGGGCGCCGGTCGAGGAATAGTACTGGTACGCCTGCTCGACCTTGGCATGGCTGATCAGCTTGTCGAAGAATTCCGGGCTGACCAGGGCCAGCACGCTGGTCATGGTCTCGCCCTTCAACTCGGTCTCGACCTTGCGCAGCACCTCGCGGATCTTGGCCTGGACGTTGGTGGTGGCGGTGCCCAGGGCGAAATCCACCTGCTGGCGGGACAGGTCGAACTCGACGAAATAGTCGTAGAGGGTGCTGCCGGAGCCATCGCGGACGATGCCCTTCAGCGCGTTGACCTCCATGAATTCCCGCGTCTGCGCGTGCTTGCTGCGCATGCGGGTCAGCTTGCGTTCCATGACGGTGGCCAGCGGATCGGCGGCATCGGCGACGCCGAAACCGCGCACGCCCTGGACGTCCTGGGGGGTGATGGAATCATCGTGGGGAATCCACGGTACGGTGAAGGAGCGCATGCTCCGGGCATCGCGGTTGGCGACGGTGGCCGGGCCGCCCAGCGGTACGGTGGGCAGCAGGTTGAGGATTCCCTCGGCCTGCTCGATGATGACGCTGCGCTGGGTGACGCCCTCGAAGCGGAACAGCCCCATCTGGCCGAGCCGGGTGTACAGGTTGGGCAGGATGTTGATGGCCTGGGTCATCTCGGCAAGCGAATAGCCGCCCGCGTCGAAGGGATTGAGAATCTCGACCATGAAGAGGGACTCCGATCAGACGGTGGCGCGGGCGACGAGGCCCTGGGCAGAAAGCTGGGTGATCTTGGAAGCACGTTTCGCCGCATCGTCGACCGAGGCATCGAACGCCAGGGCGCCATCGGCCAGGATGACCGGGCCACGGGCGGCGATCAGGCCGGTGATGGCGCCATCGGTGGCATCCGCCGTTTCCAACAGCACGGCGATGGCGGTTTCCGCGCCTTCATCGCCCACCACCTCGGCGGCGGGGGACAGGCGGTATTCGCCGCTGGCGGTGATGCGGCCCAGCACGGAGCCGAGGGGATAGGACGTGCCCGCTTTCAGCGTCACGGTTTCGCGGGAGTAGCTGGCGTTCAGTTCAAACTTCAGCAGATCGCCCAGGGAGGGCGAAGCGGTCAGCACAGGCATGGCAGCGTGTCCTTATTTCCGGGCGGCGGCTTCGCGGGCACGCCGGACGATGGGGCTTTCGGTTTCGGTCTTGGGAGCGGCACCCGCCGGAGCGGCGGCCACCACGTCGGTGGCATCGGAACGGGCGGCCAGTTGCTCCAGCACCGAGCGGCGCAGCGCCTCGGGGCGGATGCCCTTGGCCATGGCCTCGGCGGGGTCGATGGTGACGCCGAGGCGGGCGGCCTGGGCGGCGATGGCGCTGATCTCGGAATATTCGGCGCGCAGGCGCTGTTCCAGATCCGCGTTGGCCTGGGCGGGCGGCTGCGGCACGGCAGCCAGAGCGGGGACATCCCCTTGGGATTCGGACATCGGGGCTTCCTTTCGGGCGGCGATGGGGCGGGAAATGGTGGGTCGGGCCAGCACAGCCCCGAGATCGGCCAGGGCGACACGCAGGGTGCCGACCTTGTCGGCCAGCCCGGCGGCCACCGCCTGGTCGCCGCGATAGACCGCAGCCTCGGTGGCCCGCACGGCGTCGGGAGACAGCCGCCGCCGCTCGGCCACCAGGGTGGTGAATTTTCCATACAAGGCGTCAACATCGGCCTGGAGCGTGGCGCGGGCAGAGTCAGACAGCGGCTGATGCGGGTTGCCATCGACCTTGCTGGCCCCGGCATGGACGAAGCTCCACGCCAGCCCAGCCTGAGCATCGGCTCCGGATTCGTCGCGGTGGACCGCCACCACGCCGATGGAGCCGATTTCGCCGGTCTGGGTGACGTAGAGGCGGTCGGCGGTGCAGGCGATGGCATAGGCCGCCGACAGTGCCGCCTCATCGGCTACCGCCCAGATGGGCTTGCCACATTGGGCGCGGATGGCCTGGATGTGGTCAACCAAATCGAACAGGCCGCCCACCTCGCCACCGGAGGAATCCACATCCAGCAGGATGGCCCGGATGCCGGGATCGGTGGCCGCCGCCTCGATGGCTTCGGCGATGTCGGAATAAGCGGTCAGCCCGCTGGCGGCGCCGAGATAGCCGGAGCGGGCCACCAGGGTGCCGACCACCTGGATGATGGCGATGCCGTCGGACGTCACCGCCACATCGGCGGACGGAGCCGCATCGCCGTCGAAAGAGACGGCCTGCCCGGCCAGCCGGGGTCCGAGGGCGCCCAGGATCACATCCAGCTTACTGCGGGCGACCAGCAGCGGCGTCCCATACAGGCGAGCCGCGAGATGCGGGAGGTCCGTCATGACCGCTCCCCTGCCATCCGGTCGCGGACACGGTCGGCGATGCGGGCGACATCGACGGTGATTTCGATCTCGCCGCTGCGGCAGGTGACAATATCCCGCCCTGCTGTGCCGTCGGCCGAGGAGCCGACCATATTCACCGCCCGCCGGAGATCGATTCCGATGGAGCGCAGATCGGAAACGACGGCGAGATGCACCATGTCCCTCAGCGTGAAGTCGCGGGCAACGCCATTTCGAGTGCTGTGGATGGGCACGAAATGCCTGCGGCAAATCATCTGGTGAAGGTTCGCTCGTGAAATCCCCGTCACCTCACTGACGGTGTCGATACTGAAGACGCGTTCGCTCATGTCCATCCTCTTGCTGATGGGGCTGGTGTCATGGGTGGGGGCTGCCGGCGGCGTGGCCCCAAACGACAACCCCAGCCGCTGTTCGCGGGCCTTATCGGCGGCGATCTCGGCATCCACCTGCTCGGCGTCGAAGCCACGCTCGGCCAGAGCCTGGGTGCGGCTTTTGAGACCGGCGTCGATCTGCTCAATTTCGGCCTTGGCGTCCTTCAGCGGATCGACCCAGTCCCATTTCGGCGGCAGCCAGGAGCAGGCGATAAAGGCTGCGCGGTTGCGCTCATAGCCGGGAATCTCGAGCGCCCCCGACAGCACCGCCACGTCCATCCAGCGTTGCCAGACCACCCGGCACATCTGATGCACCATCACCGAGTGCTGCCATGCCTCGACCCGGCGGCGAAACTCCAGCAGCGCCATGCGCGAGTTGGAGTAATTGGCCTTCAGCATGTCGTTGGACAGATAGGCGTAGGGCACCCCGGTGGCGGCGGATATCTGCAGCAGGGTGCGGTACTCGAACGGCTCGTAGGAACCGCCCACATCGGCGGGGGCGGATGTCTGGATCTGCTCTCCTGGTTCCAGCGGCACCACCTGGCCGGGCTGGACCTCGACAATGCGGTCGCCGGAACCGTCATCGGCGGGAACCAAGTCGATCACGTCGGCGGGAGCCGGAGAGGTCACGAACATGGCGTACATGGCAGCGATCTTCTTGCGCTCCAGTTCGGCGTCGTCGTACTGGTCGAGCAGGAACAGCTTCACCACCGCCGGGGCCAGCCGCGACACCCCGCGCAACTGCCCGGATTCCACCGGGTCGATGATGTGGATGATCTCGGCTGCCGGCACCCGCACCGTCTCGCCGGCCAGACCGGGGTCGGTGAGATCACCGGGATGGCGGCGCAGGAACCAGTACGCCGCCCGCCGCCCGATGCGGTCGAACTCGATGCCCTGGCGGATGACGTTGCCGCCGGGAAGGATCTCGGTTCGGGTCAGCGGCAGCATTTCCGATGGCAGCATCTGAAGCTGCAACGGCACCGTCAGGCCGTCCTCGGGGCGGCGCGGGCGCAGGCGGAAGAACACCTCCCCGGCGATGAACACCTCGCGGGCGGCGCGACGCTGCTGGCCGTAGAAATCGGTCAGGCCCTCGGCATCGGACTCGTCGGTCCAGGCCAGCCACAACTGCTGCACCCGGGTCTTCAGATCCTTGTCGGCGATCAGCGACGACGGCTTGATGCCGGTGCCGACAGCATTGCCGGTCCAGCTTTCGGCGGCATTGAGGGCATAGCCGTTGTTGCGCACCAGATAGCGGGCTCGCGCCGTGATGTCGGAACCGGCGGCGGCGATCAGGGTGTTGACGTGGGCGCGGCTGGGCTGGAAGCCCTTGAGCCGGCGGCTGCCCTGGGCGGCCTCGAAGCCACCGATCAGGGCGCCGAGGCGACGGCGGAAACTCCCCAGCATGGTCACAGCCCCTTGGTGGCGACGGCGAGGATGCGCCGACGGGGCTTCTTGCCCTCCAGCACGGCGATGCGGCGGTCGAGATCGGCCAGGACATGGTTGGCCTGGGTGAGGTCGTATTGGACGGTGCGGTCGCCCACCGTAACGCGGGCGACCAGGGAGTTGCGCCGCGCCAGCACCCGTTCCCGCTCCGCCTTCATGTCGTCGAGGGTCATGTCACTGCATCCCGCTGAACTTGATGATCCGCCGGGGACGGCGGGCGATCCGGCGCACCTGCCCGGCTTCGGGGTCGCTGGCGTGGTCCGTGGCCGCCACCTGCTTTTCCAGATCCCGCCACTTGGCCTCCGACCAGCGGTCGGCGCCGACGATCCAGGCGGCGGCGCGGGCATAGACCCGGCAATCCAACGCCTCGTTGCGCTCGCGCAGCTTCTGCCATTCTAGCTTGGTGAAGCCGCGCCGGTTCTTGACCGTCACCAGCTGCTCGGCGACGAACTGCTTGCACCACTCGGAGTCCGCCCACGATGGCAGATGCACCGTTCCGGCCGGGAAACGGACGCCCTCGGCCAATTCTTCGTCTGTGGGACGCTCAAGGCGCAGGAATCGGTAGGTTTCGGTTTTGAAGGTGGACACCGCCACCGTCCAGAGGCGGGCACCGCGGCGGACCTTCTTGCCGCCCTCGGTGGCATCGACCAGGGTGGGGCCGGACACCGGGCTGGAGCGGTTGAAGCCCTCGACGCCCTTGATGGGCGAGACCTGGCCGACGCCCATCCTGCGGCCCCAGGTGTAAACCGCTGACGACTCGTAGCCGGAGTCGATGGCGAGGCGGGCGATCTTCAGGGCGGCGCCACTGGCATGGGTCCAGGTCTGGCCCAGTACCCGCTCCAGCGCCGCCCAGGTTTCGGCATGTTCCGGCCCGCCGTCGATGACGACATGGTCGACCAGCCAGCTTTCGAGGTTGCGGCCCCAGGCCCAGACATCGATCTCGACCCGGTCCTTCTGGACGTCGGCCCCGGCGGTGAGGAACAGTCCACCCTCCAGCACGGTGCCGTTGGTCCAGGTCTCACGGCGGTCGTAGAGGCGCTGCCAGTCGGGTGCTTCACCGGATTCTACCCAGGTTTCCCCCAGCACGGTGTTGCGAAATACCCTGAGCGCGTCGTCATTGCCTTGAGCTGCTTCCCACATGCGGGCGATGCTCTCCCAGGATTGCCAGCCCGGCGGCGAGTAGAGCGCCGAGATGTGGAAGCCGACGGTGCCGGGATCCTCGGCCACCGCTGTGGCCCGCCAAATACCTGCCGCCAGCATGGTGGCCTTGGCCGATTCGGTGATCGGCTGGTCGCAGGATTCGCAGACATAACGGACGCTGCCCGGCTGGCCCTTGTCCCAGCGCAGCCGCTCGAATTTCAGCCACTGCATGGTCCCGCAATGGGGGCACGGCACGAAGAAGCGGCGCTGGTCGGATGCCTCGTATTCCCGCTCGATCCGGGACAGCCCGCGAATGGTGGGCGTCGAGACCAGGAACGCCTTGGCCCGATGGGCGAAGGTGGCCATGCGGGCGCAGGCCAGCGCCACCGGATCGCCTTCCTCGTCGGCCGATGCGGGATAGGCGTCCACCTCGTCGAGGAACAGATAGCGGGCCGGCATCGAGCGCAGGCCCACCGCGCTGTTGGCTCCGGTCATCACCAGGGTGCCGCCGGGGAAATCCTTCGACAGCATGGTGTTGCCGGCGTCGCGCGAGCGGGCCGGTTTCACCCGTTCCCGCAGGATGGGGCTTTCGTCGATCAGGGTGTCGATGCGCTGGCGCGAGTTGCGCTTGGCCATCTCGACGGTGGGCTGCACCGCCAGCACCGGGCCGGGGGCATGGTGGATGATGAAGCCCAGGAAGTTGTTGCCCGCCTCGGTCGCACCGACCTGGGCGCCCTTCATGAACACCACCCGCCGGCAGGGATGCGACGGCGACAGGCAATCCATGATCTCGCGCAAATACGGCGTGCGGGCGGTGCGGTAGCGGCCCGGTTCGGCGGAAGCGCGCGACGACAGGACCCGGTGCTGGTCGGCCCATTCCGACACGGTCAGCAGCGGGTCGGGCTGCATTCCGTCGCTCCAGGCCGACAGGATCAACTCCGCGCCGTCAAACTCAGCGGAAGTCCGGCTTGATGTCTGCAAGCTCATTCAGATGCGCCCTGACGTGGGTTTCCAGCAAAACCTGCATCACATGCGGGTCGATGCCGATCTCCGCCGCCATCAATCCGGCGACACGGGCGGGCCAACCGACCCAGGCATCGCGTTCCTGGCGGGCCAGCTTGAACACCAGGGCCAGGGCATTGGCGCGATCGATGACCTCGTCCTTCAGCCGCTGCACCTGGATGCGGGCCTTCTGCGCCTTGGCGACCTCGTGGGCGGTGCGGGCCTGGGTGAAGTTGGCGCCTGTCGAGGGCAGAGAATCGCGCTGGGGCGGTAGTGACGGGGATGCCTGGATCGCAGGCGGAATCAGTGTGGCCTTCTCCGGCGCAGGGGGCGGAGCCTTGCGGGCCGGATCGGTCTGGGCATCCCAGGCGGCATCGGCCTTGGCCGGGTCGATGGTGCCGTCCGGCTCCTGGGGAATGCGTCCAGCCTTGGCGGCCCGCAGCACCGAGACGTGACTGACCCCGCGATGCCGCGCATAGGCGCGTATCGACAGCCCCATGAGCGAGCCCCCGCAGAAAGCAATAAACGAATACACTTATCGAGTTGATGTCATCGCCCGGCAGAGCGATGGATGGTCCCACGAACACCGGAGGGAACCATGACGAAGCGCAGCGACAACACCCAGGCCATCGACGCCTTTATTGCCAAGAAGACCAAATTCGACGCCATGCTGGCCCGGCTCCAGGCCTTGAGCGCCGACCACTTCAACTGGTCACCGGACGAGATCAACTGGGGCCACGCCGGAACCATGGCCCACTACGCCGAGATGCTGAAGCGCATTACCGACAGCGCCTTCCAGGAGGGCGAGTTCGCCGCCTGATCAGCCGCTTTTCCCTCCGCCCCCCACCTTCATGGGGACAGGCTCCGACCGGCTTCTGGCTGGCGGGGCTTGGAGTGGTACAGGCGCGGGACTGGCCCGCGTCGCATCCCGGAGGGAACCACCATGTCGTTGTCCGATACCCAAGCCGTCATCCTGTCTACTGCCTGCGCTCGCAAAGGCGGTTTCCTGCTGCCCATCACCGCCGCCTTGAAGGGGGGGCGCGGTGAAGATGGTACTGACCAGCCTGATCAAGAAGGAACTGGCCGAGGAGATTCCCGCCGAACCCGGTATGCCGGTCTGGCGCGAGGACGAGGACGGGATCCCGTTCACCTTGCGGGCCACGCCCGCCGCCTACGAGGTGTTGGGCATGATGGCCGACACGGGCGCGGACACCGCCCCGGAAGAAGAACCGGCGACGGACATGGCCGACCAGCCGGAAACCGCGCCCACGGAGGCCGACGGCGCGAATACGCCGCGCAAGACCCGCCAGGGGACGAAGCAGGAAGCCCTGATCACCATGCTGAAGCGGCCTGAAGGGGCCAGCATTGACGAGATTGCTGCAGAATTTGGCTGGGCGAATCATACGATTCGCGGGGCCATTGCCGGGGCCTTGAAGAAGAAGCTGGGCCTGACGATCACCAGCGAGAAGCTCTCTGGTCGGGGCCGCACCTACAGAATCGCCGAATAGGAGCCGCCCATGCCCCGCTACAGCGTCATCATCACCCGCGACGTCACCGAAAGTACCATCGTCCAGGTCGAGACCGAAACGCCCGAGCAGGCCGAGACGGCGGCCTTCGAGAAACTGCACGAGAGCGCCGACACCGAGTGGGAACTTGACGAAGGGTCCTGGAACAAGGCCGACGCCTACGTCACCGGTGTGGACGAACTGCCCTGATGGCGCTCGATTTCACTCAGGACCATCAGGGCGTGGTCAAGGGCAAGATGGTCACTTGCCCTTGACGCGCGTTCAACCTGCGTCTTGGCCACATCGAGAGCGGCCTGACCATAGTGATCCAGCAGATCATTGGCGGCACGGGCCACATGCTCGGGATTGACGGCCATGACTTACAGCGACTTCTTCAGCGCCGCCGCCGTGCTGAACTTGATCGAGGTCGAAGCGGCAATGTCTATGGCCTCGCCGGTCTTCGGATTGCGGCCCCGGCGCGCGGGACGCTCGGCCTTGGCAAAGGTGCCGAAGCCTATCAGACGGAAGCTGCCGTCGGTCTTCACACCATCGACGATGGTGGCCAGGACAGCTTCAACAGTGGCATCCGCCTGGGCAACAGAGCAACCGGTCACCGCACGGATGGACTTGGAAAGGGCCGATTTGGACATGGCATTCTTCTCTTTTGCTGGCATCGTGATCGGGAACAGTAGATTCGGATCGCTCCAAATCCAAGTCTCACCGCAGCCGCTCGAAGATTCGCCGCAGCACGAAACCGCGCAGCAGGGAGATCATGGCAAAAATCCCGCCGATGGCCAGATCAGCGGCCAGGGTGATGTGAATGCCGAAGACCGGGAACACCACCACCTGGGTGGCAACCGCGATGCCGTAGCCGATCACCACGTTGGCGGCAGCCTCGGCCAGGGACATATGGCGGGATTGGCGCATCAGACTAATCCGTTGGAAGTAATCGATTAATCGACTTGATAAGCCTGCGCGGGAGAGCGTTAGTGGGTCCAACAAAACGGAGGAACACCACGATGCAAACCCGCGACGAAGCCCTGGCGAACATCGCCGCCACCATCCTGGACTTGGAAACCCTGGAGACCCGCAACAGCGACCGCCTGGACTTCCACGAACTGGCGGTTTGGCAGATCAAGAAAGCCCTGGGAGCGGCCTACGCCGCCGGGTGCGCAGGCACCCAACAGAACGAACAGCGGGAGGCCAAGTAACATGGCCCTGACCGTCCGCCCCACCGCCGCCCTGAAGGCCCACCCCATGTGGGCGCAGAGCGACTTCGAATACTTCCGGGGCAAGGGCTATTCCAACAAGCAGATCCTCGAATTCTGGGAGCGCGACCTGCGCCTCGGCTGCCAGCCGCTGAACTGGAAGCCCACCGACGCCAAGTACCAGCATTCCCTGCGCCGGATCACCCGGCGCTGACCGCCTTCCCGGCGGCGATTTCCTCAAAGCTCCGGCCATCGCCATCCAGGATGGCCTTCTGCCCGGTCAGCTTCTGCCATCGCCCGACGATCACGTCGGCATAGGCGGGGTTCAATTCCATGGCGAAGCAGATACGGCCCGTGGCTTCGGCGGCGATCACCGTGGTGCCGCTGCCCGCGAACGGCTCGTAGACCGAATCGCCCTCGGCGCTGTTGTTGAGGATCGGACGGCGCATGCATTCCACCGGCTTCTGGGTGCCGTGAACGGTGGCCTCGTCCTCGTCGCCGTTGTTGCCGATGGTCCAGATGGTGGCCTGATCCCGCGCCCCCTGCCAATGGCCGGTGCCGATCTTGCGCACGGCGTACCAGCAGGGTTCGTGCTGCCAGTGGTAGTCACCGCGGCCCAGGACGAAGCGGTTCTTCGACCAGATGATCTGGGCGCGGATCTTGAAGTCGTTGGCTTCCAGGCTGTCGGCTACAATCTTGGCGAAGATCGCCGCATGCCAGACATAGGCCACCTCGCCGGGGAATAGCGCCCAGGCTTCCCGCCAATCGGCGCGGTCATCATTGGCGACCTTGCCGGTGCGGGCCGAGGACGACACCCCGGCTTCGTTCCGCCAAGTGGGATCGTATTCCACCCCGTAAGGCGGGTCGGTCACCATCAGGTGCGGCGTGGCTCCGGCCAGCAGACGCTCCACATCGGTGGCGACGGTGCTGTCGCCGCACAGAAGGCGGTGGCGGCCCAAGATCCACAAATCGCCCGGCCGCGTTACCGGGTCGATGGGCGGTTCGGGGATCTCGTCTTCGTCACCTTCTCCCTGGCCGTCGCCCTCGTCGTCGAGGGGGGCCATCAGGGCGTCCAGTTCCTCTTCCGAAAAGCCGATCAGGTCGAGGTCGTAACCCTCGGCGTTGAGGGCGTGCAGCTCCGCCGCCAGGGTCTCGTCATCCCATCCGGCATTCAGGGCCAGCTTGTTGTCGGCCAGGATATAGGCGCGGCGCTGGGCTTCGGTCAGATGGTCGAGGATCACCACCGGCACCGTGGTCAGCCCCAGGGACTTGGCGGCGGCCAGTCGGCCATGCCCGGCAATGACATTGCCCAGGCTGTCGGCCAGCACCGGATTGGTCCAGCCAAACTCGACCATGCTGGCGGCGATCTGGGCAACCTGGCTGTCCGAATGAGTCCGCGCATTGCGGCCATAGGGAATCAACCGGTCGATGGGCCAAGCCTCGACCGTGTCGGGAAGCGGATGGGTCATGGTCATTTTCCTGCCGCCTGGGCGTGCGGCATGGAGCCGAGCGCCGGGGATACCGGCTCGGTGAGAGCGAGGTGCATGGTGGTAGCCGTGGTACGGGGTGGTACGGGTGGTACAGGGGCAGTAGCCGGAAGGCGGCTACCGGGCTGGCTACCGCCCCCGTACCACCCGGCCCGAAAGCGCGAAAGGCGCGCTGTCCTTGGACTTGCACGCCTTCCGGGGTGGTAACTGGTACGGGGTGGTAGCCTAGATTTTTCGGCTGTCGCTAGCGAAATCGGGCGCTGATGCCCCCCGCATAGCGAAAGGTGCCGGGGAGGAACCAATTCTCCACGGTACGGTGTTCTATTCTTTCGCCCGCTTTGGGCGGCGGATCATTTAGTGATCGTCGCCGCCCGTTCCGCGAGCCTGGACTTACATCTACCCCAAACTGGCCATCACTGTCGCGCCCTGCAATGTATCGATACACCTTTCGCTTTCCTCCGCCGCCTTGGTCCGGGCGATCAGATCGACCTTGGAGATGTGACGGGGGATGCGCCGCCCGTTCAGCGTCCAGGCAATGACGCACAGCGCGAACAGCCAATGCCGGTGAGCGGTCGCCCGCGTCATGCCGACCTGCCAGCAGATCACTTTCCATGGCGCGTTGGTGGCCCGCAGCCAGATGATCTTGGCGTCGGTGGGATCGAGGTGGCGCAGCCACGGCAAGGCTTCGTCCATGCGGGTGATGGCGGCGGCGGAGGGTGGCGGACGGCGCAGTTTCACCTCGGTGGGTTCCAAACACTCATGCACATAGGGCGGCCAAGTGCTGGCGTGCCCCTGCACCCTGGTGTCGGGCAGGCGGCGCAGAGTATCGGCGGCTTCGGCGATGCGTTCTTCGACCAGGGATGGCGTCCAGCGGAATTCAGCCATGGGACACCTCCGGGCGCGGACCATACAGCTTGGCACCCAACTGGCGGATCAGTTCACGCTCGGGCCAGGTCAGGCGCTGGTCGTCTTCGGCAATGACCAGGACGCCACGCTCTTGCCAGCCATCCCGCTTGACCTGCTCAGGATCACGGCGGGTGCCACCGAAGCCGGGAGGATGCCAGTTCATCGCACACCTCCTTCGGTGTCGATGGCCCAGGTCAGAATGGCCAGGGCGTCGGCCTCGTTGTCGTCTTCGGGATTGAAGCCGCGCGCCTGCATGGCGGAGATCACGGCATCCTTCCCGGCATTGCCCTTGCTGGTGGCGTGGCGCTTGATGGTGCCGACCGGAACGCCCTGATAGGGGATGTGCTTGAGTTCGCACCAAGCGGTGAGATGGGCGAGGAATCCGCCATAGATGTGTGCGGCGTCGGTGCCGGCGTGGCGGCGTACTTCTTCGACGTAGACCGTGCCGATGCCCTTGGCGCCAGCTTCGAGATGGTCGAGCCAGGATCGGAAGCGCAGGAAACGCATTCCGCCGCCTTCGTATCGTCCGGGTTTGAACTCCATGGTGCCGGAGACAATGATACCGTCGGCAAGGCGCATGGCCCAGCCGGTGGTGGAGCCCAGATCAAGGGCAAGAATGGTGGTCATGGTGAAGGCTCACAAGTCTGTGGGCCTTCGGCTTTGGTCGAGGGGGAGTCTAAGGGGGGCGATTCTCAGGTGCAATCGAAATCGCTGTCGGATTATGAAAGCGAGACGATTGCGCTCATTGCGAGTGGGCCACCCAGTGGGCCACCCATTTTCCAAGGTGGCCCACAGTTTTGTTATTTAAAAACAATAGATTGAAAGAGAGTGGGCCACTGTGGGCCACCTTTTCTCCAAAAACATAAGCTCGCCACGCGACTTCGGAAATTTTTTCTGAGCCATCGTGTCGCTGAATTTTTTTATCCCGATCCCTCTACATCGTGCCGAACAGGTGGCCCAAGTGGCCCATAGTGGCCCACAACCAGGTCATCTTGTTGATTTTCCAGGGGAAATCAGTGGGCCACCTGGCGCTTTTCAGGTGGCCCACTGATCGGTAAAGGTGGCCACTGGTGGCCCAATGGCGGTGCCGGCGGCCCAGGCGATGCGGAACTTTTAGGGAACGATAGGATTGATCGCGGTATTGGACACGATTATCGTGGGCCACCCGATCATGCAGAGGTGGCCCATGACGTTCCGGGAATACATCGCGCAAAGACGCTGCGGGGATAATCCGCAGGGCGATTTCATCGGAGATGCTCGGCGCGACCGGAATTTCCCCGACGTGCAGTCGTGGCCGGGCCTGAAACTCTATCTGGCGAGGAGGGGTGCCTGCGAGGAGGCCGTCGCTGCGGCGCGGATCGTCTGGCAGGGATATCTTGCCGCCCTGCGGCGGCAGGCAGGGGCCTGAGCCTTATAGGTCGTCGTCTTCGCCAACCCAACGAGGGCTGCGACCGAGTTCGGAACGTTTCAGCGCATAGGCGTCGAGGCGACCGATGCCCGGCACGAAGCGGACGATGGCCCGCTTATCGTTGTGGCGGCGCGACAGCATGTCGCGGTCGGCCAGGATTTTACTGATCTGCACCGCTTTGAGAGTCTCGCCCGCTGCCTCACGCAGACGGTGGGCGGGAATGTAAATGGCGTCGCGGTCATACCATGCCACGGCTTCGCGGTTATTGGCCTTGCGGTCGAAGCTGAGTTCGCCCGCATCGACCGCCTTGATGGTGACGTCCCAGCGTTCGGCGATCCAGGCCCGCAGCATTGAGACGACCTGTTCCCCAGGCTCCAGCGCCTCGGCATCCGAGGATTTCTGGAAGCGGCTCCATGCCCAGCGCACAGGGGTTTCGATGTCGATGAAGGTCGGCAGCAACTCGAATTCCTGGGCCAGTTGACCCGCGACCAGTGGCAGGGCCAGACAGGTGGCGGCACGGATGCGGGCGGAATCGGTGGTGTCGCCCGCCAACTTGCGGGCCTCGGCCAGAATGCGGTCCCGCAGCGTGTCGGGGGACTGGTGCAGACCGGTGGCGATGAGCCGCTCGACGAAAGCCGGTCCCGCGTGGCCATGGTTTTCGTCGATCCCGGCAATTGCTCGCAGCGTGGTGGCTGGAACGGCGCGATCCACGTCAGTGACGTCCACGTCGACAATGCGCACCGCCATGCCGGCGATCCAGGCACCGCCATCGGCCCGCACCTTTTCCTCCAGGGAGCATTCGCTGGACAGCAGGGCATAGGTCGACCAGGCATAGCGTTGCTTGAGCATGGCGCCCGCCGTCATGCGCGCCTTACCCTGGCCGCCGGCAATGGCATAGATCAGCTTGGCGATGGTGCGGCCATCGACATGGGCCAGTTCGTCCAGAGCGAGGACGGTACCGCTGGCTCCTTGCGCGATGACTTCCACGGCATTCTCGGTCGAGCGCATGGATTGCAGCAGCCCGGCACCGATTCCGGTGGAGGTCCAGGCGGAGACCGCCAACTTCTGCGCCGTCGTCTTGCCGCTGGACGACAGGCCGCTGAGATTGAGACCGCAACTGTCCAGACCGGCCAGCGACTGCACCACGCCCGAGAACCCAGCCAAGACGCCGAGCAGGAAATGCGGACAGCCCTGGACTAAAGCAGCTGCCGCCACCGCCGCCTTCCAGCCGTCGAGGCTGCCGCGGACGGATTCGGTGCGGGCATTGGCTGCCAATTCCAATGCCGAGGCATCGCCGATGGCCTTTCCTGCCGGAGTGACAAACACCGGATGATCGTGGCCTTCCAGCCGATGCCAGCCAGGACGGCTGACCACCAGGGTCTCTGCCTGGGGGTTGACGGCCTTCAGCAGCATGACGGCGACCTGATCGCCGTCGGCACAGGTGCGCAGACCGGCGGCATAAAGGGCGGAGCGGATTTCCTGCGCCCCTTGCTGGGCGATGGCCGAACGGGGAAAGTCCACCACCCGAGAAGTTCCATGCATATCGCGGATGACCATCCGCAAACCGTAGGCGTCGTCCTGGTCGAGATAGCGCAGCCGGGAGGGAATGCCGAACGGGCTGGCAACCGGCTGCCACACGGTTCGGCCATCCTTGCCGCTGCCCATGTTGCGATGAACCATGATCTCGCCGGAACGGGACGCGCGGCACAGACGCAGATCGACACCCTCGGTTCGGGGCAGTGGATAGAGGGTGGCCATCTGCCGTACTTCGTCGTCGAAGCTGACATCGTCGGCCTCGTGATCCGCCGCCGCAGCATCGAGCGTCTTCCGCAGGGCAACCACCTGTCGCCGCGAGGTGGGGATACCGATGCCGGCCTGCTTTCTGATGGCGGCGAACAGCTTGTCCTGCTGGAAAATCTCCAGGTTGCCGCTGGCGATCTGGGCATAGAGGCGGCCCAGGGCGATGGCATCGCCGTCTTGCAGGCATTCCACCTGCGCCATCAGACTCTCGAAGGTGGGCGGGGCCTCCTCGACAGCGGGCTGCACATTATAATGCGAAACCGCCGCGCCCTTGCGCAGATCGTCGTTGAAGTCGTCCCCGTGCAGGGGCGAGACGATGGTGGACGGGATATCGGCCAGATTGAGGCGGTCGGCCAGGGTGGTGGCGGCCTGCTGACCGGCGTCGCCGGCATCGGCAAAAATGGTGACGCGGCGGAGACCCTCGGGCCACTGCCACTGACGCATACCTCCCGCCGACAGCGCCGCCCAGGTGGGGATGCCGAAGATGGCCCAGGCCGACAGGGCGGTTTCGATGCCCTCGGCGATTCCGAGGTGGCCATCGGCGGGTATGGGGGCGAGGCGCACGCTGCCGCTGTCGATTGCCCCCAACATCTTCTTGCCCGGTGGCGCCTTGCCGCTGCCGTCGTCGAGCAGGAAGGTGCGGTGGATGCCGCCGACGGGGTTGCCGGCACCGTCACGGACGATCCCCACCAGCCCCGGCCAGCCGCGCCGTCCATCGAAGTCGGGAAGGTCGTCGTGGTACAGCAGATCGGGCGACCGCGGATCGCCGACACCACGGTGACGGAGATAGGTCTCACCGATGGTGCCGACCAGCGGTTGGACACCGCCGAGGATGCGGGCGATTTCCAGGTCATGCGTCGGCTTGGGCGTCATGGCTCGTTGCGGGGCGGGCAGATCCATCCGCGCCAACCGGGCGGCTTCCTCGAACAGATCGCGGTCGGCGAGACCGGTGGCGTGGTGGATTAGATCGATGGGACCGGCGCTCTCGCCGGTGGCATGGTCGAAGCCCCAACCGGCGTGGTGGCCGGCAAGGTGGATGATGCACGAGCCGTCCTTGCGCGGCGAACGCCCCGACAAATCGGCACAGCGCAGCGTCCGGCGATCCGGGGACAGCCGACCTTGAGGAAACAGCCCCGGCAGCCAGTCCGGTGCCGTGGCGGCGAGGCGGTCGCGGATCTCGTCCAGGTCATGCCGGGCCGCCGGCAGCCAGGTGTCGTTGAGGTCGATCATTGACCGCCCTCGGATAAGTCTTGCCACCCCTTACGGGGCTCGGTCAGATTGAGGTTGAGAACGAGAGCGGGAATGCGATCCGGCACCTCGACTGGTGTCGTGAGCGGTTTGGCAGGAAGAACACCCTGGCGCTCCCAACTCCGCGCCATTTCTCGGCTGATACCGAAAAAATTGGCGATGTCACCCAATAACGCAGGCTGCCCGTCAAACTCGTACCACCGGACACCGGCGCGATTCCGGGCCTGCACGTCCACAGGAGCCCATCGGCAGTTCCCCGGTTCATAATCCCCATCAGGATTGATGCGATCCAGGCTGAAACCAGGGTCGGGCTTGGCCCCCATATCCTGCAGGAAGGCACTGAAATCATCCTTCCAGCGTGGGCACATTTGAATTCCGCGTCCGCCATATCGGTCGAACGAGGCGTTGCGCGGATTGTGGCAACGCTTCTTGGCCGCAATCCAAGCGCCGTATTCCGATGACGGGTGGCCGAACCGGTTGTGCCCATGCCGAATGATTTTCTCGGCAGCCCAACAGCCGCAGCTTCGGCTGCCCCCCGTTTCCGATGACAATGCGAGCCGCAGGCTCTGATCCAGCACCAATTTTTCTGTGCCGCAATCGCAGCGGCAAAGCCAACGCGCCCGCTTCCGACCTTGTCGAGAAAAGGCGCATTCACCCGATCGCACCACCGTCCAGCGATGGACGCGCTGCCCAGGGAAGAGTGGAAGGGTTGTCATCATGAAGGCTCACATGGCTGTGGGCCTTCGGCTTTGGTCGAGAGTGAGGCTAAACAAGCTCGTCGCTTGATGCAATCCGGATTCGGCGGTGCCGTTTGGGACAGGGCGTATGGATCATTCGGCATCCCCCTTGAAAGCTTGCACATCCGTATCCACTTGGATACGGTTGGCGCATGAACACGATGCAGCGCACGGCCAGTTTCGATGCGTGGCTTTCGGCATTGGCCGATAACAAAGGGAAGGCCCGCGTCCTGGCCCGTCTCACCGCCGCCGAGTTCGGGAACTTTGGTGATTGCGAGGCGGTCGGCGAAGGGGTGAGCGAGATGCGCATCCATTTCGGGCCGGGATACCGGGTGTATTTCACCCGGCGCGGCAAGGTGGTCTATCTGCTGCTCCTGGGCGTCGACAAGTCGACCCAGGCGCGGGACATCAAGCGGGCCAAGGAACTGGCCAGCATGATCAAGGAGGTTTGAGCCATGACGGAACCGGTCGCAGCCTTTGACGTCTCCACCTATCTCGACAATGGCGAAGTGATGGCCGAATACCTGACGGCAGCCCTGGAAGACCCCGATCCGTCGATCTTCCTGGCGGCGCTGGGCCACGTCGCCAAGGCGCGCGGCATGAGCCAAGTGGCCGAGAAGGCCAAGCTGGGACGGGAAAGCCTGTACAAGGCCGTCGCCCCCGGTGCCCATCCCCGATACGAAACCATCCGCTCGGTGATCGATGCGCTGGGGCTGAAGCTGACCATTTCCGCGTAGGGTGATTTCGCCCATCATGGTCACCGGGGCTGATAGCGTTTTTCGACCTCGGCCAGCCGGTTGGCCAGGGAGGAAGCCTGGGCGATCAGGGCGGCGATGTCGGTGCGCAACTGGTCGATCTCGGGATCGGTACGGATGGGGCCGTAGGCGGCTTCGCGGATCTGCTCGATCATCTTGCGCGGCAGCTTCAGATCCTCGGCGACACGCTGGTCACTGAATCCGTCCAGGTACATGCCCTTGGAATCGTCGAACACCTCGTCCAGTTTGTGGCGGATGCGCATGCGCTCGTCGGGGGTGGCGGGGCGGACGGTGGGCGTGGTCATCGGCATTTCCTTCCTGATGTTGGGTTTGATGGGGTTCGGCGCAGCCGGTTTGATCGGCGGGCTCGGACGGGCCTTGCAGTCGGGGCAGATGGTGCGGCGCGGACGATTCTTGTCACAGTCCCATCCCTTGGCCCGCGCCATGCGCTCGACACCATCGGCGTGATGGGCACTGTTCAAGGTGATATCCAGCGTGTCACCGCATTGGGCGCACCACAGGCGGGCAATGGTGCGTGGGCCGGTGATGTCGCGAACCTGAAGAACGTCGTAGCTGAGGGCGCGGCGTTTACCGGTCATCGGTACGTCCCCCAGCAACGGTCCTGCCAGGAACAGGTCCCGTGCCAGCCGCCGGCCGTCTTACCGCCGCGGCAAACCACCGAGGTCCGTTCGGCACTCGCGCGGGGCAGCAGTTCCTGGGCGTCGCTGGCCTGGACCACCTGGAGGGCACGGTCGCTCATGGTCTGGGCCAGGGCGGCGTCAAACGGTACCAGTTCACAGTGGATTTCCCAGGTGTCGCGGTTGAGCGCGGTGAACAGCGCCGGAGCCGGCAGATCCATATAGGCCTGATAGAGGGCAAGCTGGGCGGCATAGACCGGCTTGGACAGCACAACGCCGCGCTTGACCACGTCCTTCCACGACGACACGCCCAGCGCCTTGTTCTCCCACAGGGCGGGATAGGCCATGGCCACCGGCCCGCCGACTAGGCAGCCGTCGATATGGCCCTTGAACCGTCCATTCAACGCCGAGAACCCGAACTGCCGCCCATCGCGACGTTCCGTGCGCAGATCGAACCCGGCGGCCCGCAGCCAGGCTGCCACCACGTCCTCGCCCCGATGACCGGCCTCGAAAATACGGAGCGTCTTTGGCTCGAAATCCCGGCCTTCATCCTTGGGCACGGCGAGATAGTCGTACTGGATCTGGCGCAGGCATTCGCGGCCGATGCCGGACGTGCTGACGTACTGACGAGCAACCTGAGAGCGGTTGCGGACCACCAAGGCGGCATCGATGGCGGCGTTGACCGCCACGGTAATGCCGGGATCGCGGTCGGGCTTTTGGTACTGGCAGCCGGATCCATGATTCAGGTCGAGCATGATCTGCCCCCTAAAATGGGATTTCGTCATCGAACGGGGTGCCTGAGCGTTCCTTCACACCAGCCTGTCGCTGCATGGACTCGACGTAGCCGGTGACAGCGGCTTCGATCAGGCGGTCGATATCCTCTGCGGTGCGGTGGTAGAACGGCTCCATCAGGGCCAGCGCGGTCAGCGCCTCGGCGAAGAGGGGCCGGGCATCCTTGATGGCCTGGATTTCTCGGGCGGTCTTGTCGATCATGCCTTGGCTCCGTCGGGCAATCTCGGCGCCAGCCTGCTGGCAGCGCATCGAGCAGAAACGATGGAATGGGTAAAGGTCGTGGCACAGGCGATGGACATAGCCGAAGCCCTTGGCCTCGCGACCGCAGATGGCGCAAAGGCTCAGCCCAGCAAGAGCCGGGTCAGGTCCGGGTGCTCGCCGGGCTCCTCCTTGATCCGCGAACAGCCCAGCACCACGAAGCTGCTGATGGCGGCCTGGGCCATAGCTTCCAGTTCCCACATGGCCAGCCCCCTTATGGGCTGGTGCAGTTTTCCGCGGGCTTCGAGCCATTCACCGATCGCCTTTGCCGCCTGGCGCGTCACATGCGCCTGCCATTCGTCATCCGTCATGGCAGGCGCCGCCTTCGTCAGGTGTTGAGCCAAGCCGGGCCAGTGGCTGATGCCGCCGGGGGAGTGGACTGCTGGGCTGGGGACTGGGGCTGCGCCGTCCCCTGCTGATTCCACGGCACGCTGCCGACCTGTTGCGGTGCCTGCGCCGGGGCGGCATCAGTGCCCCAGGCCGGGGCGTTCTGACCGGCAACGGCAGTGGCGGGCTTGCGCGGCTTGGCGTTGATGGGATCGGGATCGACCGCCTCGCCCTTCATGACCGCCGGGTATTGGGCCTCGTCGGGCAGCACCACGTTGGCCAGCCGGTTCTGGTCGCGGTACTTGGGATCGCTGGCCGGCTCCACCATGATGCGGGCGGCGAAGGTGATGCCGTCCAACTGCTTCAATCCCTGGATCAGTCGCTTGGCCTTGGTCGCCTCGCTCATATCCTTGGGGTTCAACCCGAGCGCGCTGTCGACCATGGCGCGGAACGACGCCTTGGAGATGTTCCAGCCCTTGCTCTGGCCCTTGTCGTCGAGCTTGCCGCCCGCCACCGTGAAGTTCTGCCAGAATTTGCGGCGCACGAACGGCCCCTCGACCACGGTGAATTCGCAGTCGAGCATCCTGGCGTCGCTCTCGCTGGCGGCCTTCAGCAGCCCGGCATCCATGGGCACCGAGCCATTGACGCCGCCGGGGCGGATGGACAGACGGATCTTGGCGAAGGTGCCGTCGGGGATCAATTCGCCGGTGGGCATCATCTGGGGCTGGGCATCGTTGAGATCGTAGGACATGGGGGTGGGTTCCTTTCAATCAGGCGGGGATGCGGTTGATTTTGGCCAGCAGGGCGCCGAGATCGGGGGCCTCGGTCACCTCTAGGCGGCCGGAGCGATCCTTGGCGGGCAGGCCATAGGGATTGCCGGACAGGCAGACCAGGCGGCGCTCGGTGGCCTTCTCGTCCAGCAGCCAGTTACCCTCGGAATCGGCCGAGAACAGATGCATGGAGATGACCTGATCGACGATGCCGGGCAGCTCGCGCCCTGCCTTCGATCCCTCCATCTGCGGCTGCCAGGTGGTGGCGTTGAACTCGTCGGTGACCTTTTCCAGCACGCCGACGAAGATCACCGTCTTGCCGGGGGCATGCTGCAGGTGCTTCAGCGCCTGGATCACTTCCCGGCCCAGCAGGCCATAGGCGCCGCGGATATCGGGCTTGCCGGTGCGATCGGAGAAGGCTTCCGGCTGCTGTTTGGCGAAGGCCATGACCTGGCGAGTAAGGTCGGTGATGGAATCAACGAAGATCACCGGCATGGAGGCGAGGAATTCCTCGACCCCCGATCCGGCATAGAGCGAGCGCACATGCTGGTGGTGCTGGGCGCTATAGAAAGCGTTGGGATCGACCGCCGGATCGGAGCCGCCGATCAGCACCACCAGATCGCGGAAGTCGCCGAAGCTGCGCACCGGGATGCTGGCGCCGGACCAGTCTTGGACCGACTTCATGCCCGCCTCCAAGTCGAGGCAGACGGTCTGGGCGGGCGGCAGGGTCTTCAGCAGCGAGGTTTTGCCGACTCCAGGTGGGCCGAAGATGGCCACCGAGGTTTTATTGCCGGCGGACGACAGGCGCTCGTCGGCGGTGATGATGCGAACGGCCATGGGGAGATTCTCCAATTCAGAGCGGGGACGACGGGGCGTTGACCGGGCGCCGAAGGGATACCTGCCCGCCCTCGCGGGTCGGGCTGCCCCGTCGTTGTCTCAGGGGGCGATGGGCTTCAGCGTGAAGGTCGGCTTGCCGGTCTTGACCGTGCGGGCGGCCTCGAAGGCGAGACGGATGTGGGCAGGCCAAGCGGCGTATTTGCGCTCGGGCACCTTGAAGGCGAGATCGACGTATTCGGTCGGATCGTCCCCGGCGATGCGGATGCGTTCGACGGTGGCCGCCAAATGGCCCTGATCCCAGTCCACCTTCTTGGGCAGATCAACCGCCACGGTGACGGCGCCATCGTTGAAACGCACCGTGCCGGTATCCTTGCCCTCGCGGCTCCGCAACTCGGCGGCGGTGGTGCCGTACTTCCTGTCCAGCGCTCCATCGAGCCGGTCCTTGACGGCCTTGGCCCGACGCAGGGACTCGTCGACCTCCTCCTGGAGCATGGCCAGCATCTCGGCCGGCAGGGCGGCGACATCACCGACCGGCATGCCGATCAGATCGCCAAGGCTGGGGCGGTTGGGGATGGTCATTGGGCAATCCTCCCGCAACCGTCACCCTCGGTGTTGTGCTTTTGTTCGGTAAGGTAATCGCGCAGGCGAACCGCCATGGCGAAGGTCAGGCGGCGGCGGCCCTGCTCGATATGGCGCAGCAGGTTGGGATCGTTGACCGCTTTCTTGCAGAACATGGTCGGTGCGGTCCCCGTTTCCGCCAGCCAGTCATCGACCTCGCGCTGGACATCGGCGATGAAGGTGCTGACGTGGTCGGCGATATCGGCTTTGCAGGTGTCCATTCGATCCCCCTCTGTTTCGATTGAGGGAAACCTATCAAGCTTGACACAGTTAGGACGAATCCTATTTCATGGCCTCGTACAAACCCGAGGAGACTCCATGACCACGACCCTGGCCGACCGCATGCGTGTGCGGATGAAGGAACTGGAGTTACGCCCCCTGCATGTGGCCGAAGCCGCCGGCGTCGGCCGCTCGTTCGTCTACGACATCCTGCGCGGACGCTCCGCCGACCCGTCCAGCGAGAAGCTCACCCGCGTCGCCGCCGTTCTTCAGATGCCGATCGAGGCCCTGCTCTATGGCGAGGACGGTAAACAGGCTCCAGCCGTCACCACCCCGTCCAGGCGCGATTACGTCGCCGTTCCTTTCGTCAACGTCGAGGCCGATATGGGCGGCGGCGCCGTGGCTGAAAGCGAGGAGGACGGCGCTCCCTGGCACTTTCCGAAGTCCTGGTTGCGTGGCGTCCTGCGTCTCAGGTCGGCGGGATTGAAGCTCATCCGTGTGCGGGGCGACAGCATGGAGCCGACCCTGCTTGGCGGTGACGTGGTGATGCTCGACACCACCCAGGTCATCCCCAACCCCACCGGCATCTTCGTTCTGCACGACGGGTTCGGGCTGGTTGCCAAGCGGCTGGAGCGCCTTGCCGGAGGCGAAATCCCCTCTGTCCGCATCATTTCCGACAACAGCCGCTATTCCCCCTACGACCGCAGCGCCGAGGAGATCCGCATCATCGGCCGGATCGTCTGGTTTGCACGGAATCTGTCATGAAATTCGGATTAGACCTAATGCGTGCGACTGCGCCATAAGAGAACAATCAGAAAACGTTCTCTTGCGGATGCGTCCATGTCCATTGCCCTTCATCCCGACCACATGACCGCCGCGGGGCGCCTCGACGAAATCGCCGAGATTCTGGCGACCGGTGCCATGCGCCTGATGGCGCGGAAGTCCACTCGTTTATCTGCTGAGCGTGGAGACTGTTCCGTCGACTTCACCGCCAACCGGAGCGTGTATGGCGTGGAGAACAAACGAAGGAACTCCCGCAAATGACGACCGCAATCCTCACCCAGGTGGCCGAATTGCCCACCCTGCCGACGCCCAAGTTGAAGGCCATGTGGCGGGAGCTGACCGGTACCGAGCCGCCGCCCTATAACCGCACCTTCCTGGTGAAAAGGCTGGCCTACCGGATTCAGGAACTGGCCTTCGGCGGATTGTCGGTCCAGGCCGAGCGCCGCCTCGACGATCTGGTCGATGAGCTGGACGGCAAGAAGAAGCCGAAGCCCAAGGACATGACCGCCCCCATCGTCGGCACCAAGCTGATCCGGGAATGGCAGGGAGTGATGCAGGAGGTAACCGCCCTGGCTGACGGCTTCGAATGGCAGGGCCGCCGCTACCAGAGCCTGTCGGCGGTGGCCCGCGCTATCACCGGCACCCGGTGGAATGGCCCGCTATTTTTTGGACTGCGCAAGCATGGCAAGTTGGAGGCCCGCCGATGACGCCGCCCAAGCCCCTGCGGAAAACCCGCTGCGCCATCTATACCCGCAAGTCCTCCGAGGAGGGCCTGGAGATGGAATTCAACAGCCTCGACGCCCAGCGGGAATCCTGTGAAGCCTACATCGCCAGTCAGAAGGCCGAGGGCTGGGTGCCGGTGCCCGACCGTTACGACGATGGCGGCTTTTCCGGCGGCAATCTGGAGCGTCCCGCTTTGAAACGCCTGCTGGCCGACATCGAGTCCGGGCTGATCGACGTGGTGGTGGTCTACAAGATCGACCGCCTGTCACGCTCGCTGATGGATTTCTCCAAGCTGGTCGAGGTGTTCGACCGCAACGACGTCACCTTCGTCTCGGTGACCCAGTCGTTCAACACCACCACCTCCATGGGCAGGCTGACGCTCAACATCCTGCTTAGCTTCGCCCAGTTCGAGCGGGAGGTGATCGGCGAGCGCATCCGCGACAAATTCGCCGCCTCCCGGCGCAAGGGCATGTGGATGGGCGGGGTGCCGCCCTTGGGCTATGACGTGGTCGCCCGCAAGCTGGTGGTCAACGCTACGGAAGCAGATCTGGTCCGCCACATCTTCGACCGCTTCCTCAAACTCGGTTCCGCCACCTTGTTGGTGAAGGAACTGAACGCCGCCGGCCGCCACACCAAGTCCTGGACCACCCAGGACGGTAAGACCCGCGACGGCGTGCCCATCACCAAGAACTTCCTCTACAAGCTGCTCGACAACCGAGTCTATCTCGGCGAGGCCGTCCACAAGGGCGAAGCCCATGCAGGCGAGCATCCCGCCATCATCGACCGCGCCACCTGGGACAAGGTGATGGCGGTGAAGACCGACAATGCGCCCAGGAAGCGGGCCAATGCGGTGCGGTCCTCGACCCCGGCGCCGCTGAAGGGGCTGATCCACTGCGCCCATTGCGGTCGGGCCATGACGCCGAGTTCGACCCGCAAGAAGGGCCGCCTGTACCGCTACTATACCTGCATGAAGGCGATCCATTCCGGCCATGAGTCCTGCCCGGTGCGCAGCATCGCCGCCGGTGAGATCGAGGCCGCCGTCATCGGGCAGGTCCGCGCCCTGCTGCGCGCTCCCGAGATACGGGCGCGGGCCGAACGGATGGCGCCAACAATGTCGCCCGCCGATCTGCACGCCGCCCTCGATCGCTTCGAGGCACTCTGGGACGAGTTGTTCCCGGCCGAGCAGGCCCGCATCCTCCAGCTTCTGGTCGAGAAAGTGGCCATCGCCCCCGACGGTGCCGAAATCCGCCTGCGAGCCGAGGGACTGACCAGCGTCATCGCCGACATCACCGCCCAAACTGGTGACAGGAGCGCGGCATGACCACTGACGTCAGCATCGACACTTTCACCATCCGCGTGCCGTTGACGCTCCGCCGCCACGGTGGCCGCAAGCTGGTGATCGTCCCCGAGGGCGAGGGCGTTCCGGTGCGCGCCAAACCCACCCCCGACGACACCCTGCTGAAGGCGCTGGCCCGCGCCCACCGCTGGAAGCGCATGTTGGAATCCGGGCAGGTGCGATCCCTCACCGAACTTGCCGAGGCCGAAAAGATCGCCCCGTCCTACCTGACCCGCATCTACCGCCTGACCCTGCTGGCCCCGGACATCGTCGAGGCCATTCTTGACGGCCGCCAGCCCCGCACCATGCAACTTGCCGATCTGATGGATGACATGCCGGTGGAATGGGACAGGCAGCGGAAGATGTTTGGAGTGGCGACGCGGTGACCGGGAGCACGAATCCCGCCGGAACCATGCGCATTGACAAAAGAACGAAATGAAAACATCCTGCGGCGGTCGCCCTTGCCGCAGGAATACCGCCATGGCCCTCGAAACCTTGTTCATCTGCCAGCCGTACATCCTCGGCAAAAGGGGGGGGCTGAAGCCTCAGCCACCCATTTCCTACAAGACCGAGCCACAGGCCCTGCAACGTGCCAGCCGCATGATGGAGGGTGGCAGCGTAGCCGGCGTGGACGTTGTCCGTCAGACCGCCGACCCTGAAATGGGCGATTACGACGAGCCCGAGTTTCTGCAGCGTCTGGGGTCCGTGCCGAAGGCTGAAAACTGAGCTGCGGTCGACGTCAAATCATCATGGATCAATATCTTGAATCTGGGCTGGCCCTGCGCCACCATATCTGCCGTCATTTCTAAAGGGGATGAGAATGGACGAAGTCGATGCCGCCAACGAACGGGCCGAGCACCTGACCAGCATGGCGATCAAGGTTGCCCTGAGCCGCCAATCGCGCGCCCCGTCGTCGGGGATCTGCCGCGCTTGCGGTGATCGCATCGAAAGTGCCCGTCTTCGCGCCAATCCCTCGGCCCCCACCTGCTGCGACTGTGCTGCCGAAGAGGATGCCGAGCATCAACGTCGCCGGAAGCTCGGTGGTCGCGGCTGACCATGTTTGATGACGACCCCGAGGACGATCTGGCGGACGATGCCGCAGACCAGCAGGTGGCGCGGGTGGCCGGGTTTCTGATCCAGAGGCTTGGCCTTGAAGCGCCGTTGCGTGCTGAACTGGCCGCCCAGGATGCACTGGCGGCCGGGAATCTCGATGCCCACCGGGTCTACAAACGGGCCGAAGGGGTGGCGGAAGAAGCCCTGTTTGAGCAGGGTGATCGCTGA